TTTACCTACTGTTGCTTCTTGGTGTACAACAGCATTATCACTGACCAAACTGATAAAATTGGCCTGTTTATTTTTTGATTTAATTGTATTAATAATCTCCAATTTAAATGCTGTGTTGCCACTAGCAGTAAAGTATTGGTGACTATCTATAAAGTCTTGAGACATCAAGTTAAACTCTTCAATAGACATTAATTTACAATCTTTTTGATTCTTTAACACATTATACACTTCTTTGTTTAATTCGGTGTTGCCTACCAGGCACACAGGATATCCGTTGTCGTGATGTGTCGTGTAACTTAATTTAGATTTGTTTAACATTAATCTTTTAAACTGTGTGTGAGGCAGGTTCCTGGATCTAATAATTTGTTATTTTTATATGTTCCGGAGACTTCAAATGTCTTGTTTAAAGTTTTACTGTTCATATAATATTGTGACCACTCTTTTGTATTTGCTCTAAGAAATCTACAGTTGTGTCCGCACCACGTGCCTTTGGCAAGGTTGCAATCAACAATACTAGTGTATGGACCGATAAAACAATAATCTCCCAAAATACTTTTTACGTGACCAAAATGACAAAAATGTGATATGATGCAATGATCCCCTATGATAGTAGGACCTGCTGATGCTACAAAACTGCATACCAAACTATTTTTTCCTATTTTGAATTCAGGATGTAGTTGTGCAGATGCCGACACAAAACTAACAAAGTTTGCATTCTCGACAAGTTCTTCGATTTTTTCAACAACCATTTTACGAAAAGATGTATCTGTCCCTCCAGTAAAATATTGATAATTTTTTTTATCTTCTAGTTGTACAAATTCCTCTACCGAGATTACACGTACATCTCTCAAATGATTTATACCATTGTACACCTCCATGTTCCAGGCAGTTTTACCAACTAGTAAAATAGGTTTTAAATTATCGTTGTGGATATTGAACATAAAAAAAATATTTATGGTGTGTTCTATATGTTTAAATATAAATATGAACTTTGCTAAATCAATTTTTGAACATGAAGATATTGATAACAAAATAGCATACATTGTTGATAACGAAAACATTACCTACTCTCAGATCAAAGATAATGCAGTAAAACTGTATAATTTTTTAAAACAACAAAATATATCTGCTGGTGAAAATATTGTGCTTTTAGGTTCTGACAGTCATTATTTTGTAAGCATGATATTGGCCAGTTGGGCGGCCGGCGTGTCTACCTATTGTCCTACTCCTAGTTTTTCCAATGACACTATAAAAGTATTATGTGACGATTTAAAAGTGACCCACATCTTTTGCAATGCAGAAAATAGTAAAAACCTGAAACAAACGTTTAGCCAACAAATTGTTGTTGTAGATGAGCAATTAAAAAAAAGTGTTGGAAATACAGAAATCGATTTCTATAGTTGGAAACAAGATGAGACTGCTATGTATTTCAATACAACAGGATCAACAGGAATACCAAAACTTATCCCACACACAATGAAAAATGCTGTGGCTTATGCAGAAGAATGGGCCGATGCCCTGCAGGTTAAAGCAAAAGATACTATATATTGTTGTCCAAAAATTTGTTTCAACTACGGATTTGGTATTTCTCTTTTGGTAACACTTTTGAAAAAAGCAACTGCGATACTTCACAAAGAATCAACTAATCCTAAAAAAATTAAAGAAATTTTTGATAGACACAATCCTAGTTACTTTTTTATAGTGCCGGACATAGCACATATGCTAACAATTAAAAAAATAGCTATAAATTTTGATCGTGTAAAAAAACTTATATCTGCAGGTGATCATTTACCAATTAAAATAGCAGACAAGTTTGAGACCTATTATAACAAAAAAATATTAGACACAATTGGAATGGCCGAAACATTTGGATTTTACACAATAACAAGTGATGCCACACAAAAGAAAGGCACACTGGGTAAACCAATGCCAAACGTTGAGGTTAAAATTATTGACGGTCTAATTCATGTAAAGACAAATTACACAGCAAACAGGTATCTGTCTGGTGGGGAGAAATCTTCCGATACATTTAAAGACGGATGGGTAAAAACACGTGACAAAGGACACATAGACAACCAAGGATATCTAGTGTTTGAAGGAAGAATAGACAATCTTATCAAGATAAAATCTAAATTTGTTGCTCCGATCGAAATAGAAGAGGCACTATTGCATTATCCAAACATTGTTTCCTCGTTCATTTTCACACGTAAAGACGATAACGGGTTACCGGTGCTGTGTGCCAATATTGTGTGTGATACAGACATAGATATACTAGACCTGAAAAAATTCTTAGCACAACGTTTAGAATCACATAAAATTCCAAAAGATTTTTATCAAGTGGACTCAATCAAGACCACATACAACGGAAAGAAGATAAGACAAAATGTATAACTTTATACCATATTACTCAATCCTGCTTATTGCTGTTATAAGTTTAGTTGCAGGACTTTATCAAAACAAATACAAAAATGACGATCAATATTTTATAGGAAACAGGAACACACATTGGATACTGGCCGCTGTAAGTATATGTGCCACTTTCCTTTATGCTAACGTACCTTTCTTTATCATAAAATGGCAACCTGTGTACGGATTTGCGGGAGGAATCTGGGTCACCCTTGGTATTGTTATTCCGTTAATGTTATTGGGTATTGTTGGCTATAAAATTGCTCAAAAGAAAAACTATAAAAAATTTTTCAATCTGACAGATCTCATACTAGAAAAATCAAAAAGCAAAAAGTTATTATACACATTTATTTTTGTTTACGTACTAGCGGCAATCTATAATTTAAGTGCTAATCTCACAGCATTGGGATTTGTAACTGAATATTTCACTAGTGTAAATTATGCTTTAATGACTGGAATATTCCTGGCCGCAGTAACTCTATACACGGTGATTGGAGGATTCACTGCTGTTGTAAGAACCGACTTCATACAAATGGCATTTATACTATTAGGGGGTCTGGTCACAGGACTTGTTGTAACAGCAGACATATCGTCACCGTCACAGGTGATATCAGAACAATTTGGTAATTTTTTTGATCCAAACATTGTGTTCAACATAGGACTAACAATAATGATTATCATATTTGGATCGGCAATAACCGATAATGGATTATTTCAAAGAATATTTTCAATAGGCTCTAGCAAAAACGTGCTCAAGGCGTTTGGCCTAAGTGCAGTTTTATATTTTATAGCCTGTTTTGGTGTGATGATGATATACGGAGGTTGGCAAGCATCGGGTATAGATTCTGGAAAACCAATTTTTTCAGTGTTGGACACTATAAAAACACATAGTAACACAATGATGTTGTTCTTTTTTATCACAGCCATGATTTCCATGTCTGCCAGCAATTTGGACTCGGTTACTCACAGTATAAGTTCTCTCCTTTCTAGATACTTTGTATCAACATATTATCAAAAAAGAGTTGCAAACGTAATACTGCTTGTATTTGTGGTGGTAATTTACACAATAACACAATTTAAAATAGACCTTTGGTTATTGTTGACCACGTTTGGTACTGTTAGACTTACCGTGGTATTTCCAACATTGTACATTATATTCTTTCGAAACATAAACGTGTTAGCAATTTTAACTTCTATTATTGTTGCAATGATATTAGGACTATACTTGCAATCAATAGGATTCAATAAGTTGTACACTGTGGCAATTACACTATTCACACCATTAAAGATATTATTATTGTTTGCAATTTTAAACAAATTCAAGTATACTAATAAAGAACTTAAAAAATAGGAGAAAAAATGTCTGTAAAAAATTTCAATGATGCTGAAAAGCAAAAATTGATACAACTAATTAGAGAAGGTTCGCAAGTACTAGGCGAAGTGGACGATTTAAAAGGTGGATTGAGAGACACCGTGAAAGCAATAGCAGAAGAGCTTGAACTTAAACCGGGTCTAATTAACAAAGCAATCACAATAGCACACAAGGACAGTTATAAGAATCTAACAGACGACTTAGACATGTTAGAATCCATACTAGTGGCCGCAGGCAAGTTATAGTGGAAAAAGTCAGATTATTCTGGCTTCGTAGCTATGAGAGTGACCGAGTAGCGTTCTATTTTGAACTTATCAGTTTCATATTCACAGTTGGAGCCAGCCTTACATTAGCCATCACGGCCATGGATCCGGACATGACCATAGTGTACCCGGGATTCTTCATAGGAGCAGTCACACAATGTTATGCTTCATACAGGAGAGAAGCGGCGTTCGTGATGATGATCACTGGCTACTTTGCAATCATAAATGTCTACGGTTACGGCGTGGCAAGTTATTGGTGGTAGTATGAGTTACATAGACGCATTTTACAAAAAAGACCACGACAAGGTATTTGTCGTAGAGCGAGTTAAGGGCGAGCGTAAGTTTGTGGAATACGATGCTCGTTATATATTTTATTATCCAGATGTTCGAGGTAAACACAGATCAATCTATGCAGAAAAATTACAAAAAGTTCAAACAACGACACACAAAGATTTTGTTAGAGAACAAAAGATAAGATCCAACAAGAAACTCTACGAACAGGACATTAATCCTGTGTTCCGTTGCTTGGAAGAGAACTATCTAGGCAAAGATGCTCCCAAATTGAATGTGATGTTTTTTGACATTGAGGTAGACTTTGATCCAGAGCGTGGATACTCTACTACCGACGATCCGTTTATGCCCATCACCGCTATAACCTGCCATATGAGTTGGACTGATCAACTCGTTACATTTGCAGTACCACCTAAATCAATCAATATGTCATCAGCAAAATTGGCTGTAGAACGTTTTGATAATGTGATGCTGTTTGAGAAAGAGAAGGATATGCTAGACGCTTTCTTAACATTAATTGAAGATGCAGATATCTTGTCAGGATGGAACTCAGAAGGATATGATATACCTTACACTGTGGGCAGAATACAGAAAGTGTTAAGTTCAGACGACACAAGAAGATTATGTTTCTGGGGTGAAAAACCTAGGAAAAGAATATTTGAAAAATATGGCAGAGAGCAAACGTCATATGATTTAATTGGTCGTGTGCATTTGGATCTTTTAGAACTGTATAGAAAATACACCTACGAGGAAAGACACACATACAGATTAGATGCCATAGGAGAGTGGGAATTAGGAGAAAAGAAAACTGTGTATGAAGGGTCATTGGATGCACTCTACAACAATGATTTTGGATTGTTTATTGAATACAATAGACAGGATACTGCATTACTAGTAAAACTAGAGAAGAAATTGAAGTTTATAGAATTAGCCAATGAGATAGCACATCAAAACACTGTGTTACTACAGACCACCATGGGTGCTGTGGCAGTAACAGAACAGGCCATTGTAAATGAAGCACATCGACGTGGTATGATCGTGCCGGGCAGAAAAAGACGAGTAGAGGGAGAGGCAGTACAGGCGGCAGGTGCTTATGTGGCAACTCCAAAAAAAGGCATACACGACTGGATCGGATCTATAGACATTAACTCATTATATCCATCCGTGATTCGAGCTCTTAACATGGGACCTGAATCAATTGTAGGACAGATAAGACCTGTAATAACTTCTGCAGAAATTAATAGAGCCAAAGCCGCAAAGAAATCATTTGCATCGGCATGGGATAATCAGTTTGGTAGTTGGGAATATCAAGCAGTAATGAATCAAGACAAAGGTGTAGAAATTGTAGTAGATTGGGAAGATGACACATCTATCAAGATGAGTGCGGCACAACTGTATGAGATAATATTTGATGGCAACAACCCATGGATGTTAAGTGCTAACGGCACAATATTCACATATGAACACGAAGCCATAATTCCTGGATTATTAAAACGTTGGTATGCCGAAAGAAAAGAAATGCAGAAGAAAATGCATGAATGTGGAGACAATGAAATTGAACGAGAGTTTTGGGATAAGCGACAACTTGTTAAAAAGATTAACTTGAACAGTTTGTATGGTGCAATACTAAACCCAGGCTGTAGATTTTTTGATCTAAGAATTGGGCAGAGTGTGACCCTAACTGGAAGATGTATTACTAAACATATGGCGGCTAAAACTAATGAAATAATAGGAGGATCGTACGATCACCGAGGAGACACTATTATATACGGTGATACAGACTCTGTGTACTTTTCTGCATACAAACTTTTAAAAAATGAGATAGATGCTGGAAAAATACCATGGCGCAAGGAAGACGTTGTGTCATTGTACGACAAGATCGCAGAACAAGTTAATCTTTCATTTACAACATTCATGACTAAAGCATTTCATTGTCCTAAAACTCGAGGTGAAGTAATTAAAGGTGGTAGAGAACTTGTAGGATCCAAAGGATTGTTCATCACCAAGAAGAGATATGCATTACTGTATTATGATCTAGATGGTGAACGAGTTGACACAGCAGGTAAACCTGGAAAAATGAAAGCAATGGGTTTAGATTTAAAAAGATCAGATACCCCTGTGTTCGTGCAAGACTTTCTAGCAGAATTATTGATGATGGTGCTCACAAACAAAACTGAGGCCGAAGTCCTTGCAAGGATATCTGAAGTTAGAACAGAGTTTAAAGCAAGGCCTGGATGGGAAAAAGGTTCACCAAAACGTGCTAATAATGTCACAGAATATGTAAGAAAACAAAAAGAAAAAGGCAAGGTCAATATGCCTGGTCATGTTAGAGCAAGTATGAACTGGAACACTTGCAGACAAATGAATGGCGACAAGTATTCAATGCTAATAACCGATGGTGCTAAAGTTATTGTGTGCAAATTAAAACAAAATCCGTTAGGATATACCAGCATCGCATATCCTGTAGATGAATTGCGTATTCCAGATTGGTTCAAGGAGTTGCCGTTTGATACCGAGGCAATGGAAGCAACTATATTAGATCAAAAAATAGACAATCTTATTGGTGTGCTAAATTGGGACGTGCAGTCAACCGAGACAACAAATACATTTAATAAGCTATTTGAATTCTAATGCTATCAATACAAGAAATAAAACTATTAATAGAGAAATTAAAAAAATTAGAAAAAGTCGACTTTCACCAATTTGTAAAACAATTCCAAACCCATCTTGAAGACCTTGCTTACACTGTTGATTTGTATAACAACGAGCAAATACAAAGAATTGACAAGTCAAAAGAATGGTACCAAAAAGATTTAGATTGGAGAGAATCAAATCGAGAATTTTTTATGTCTCCGTTATTAGAAAAAGAAATAATCACAAAAATAAATCAATTTGCTAAAATGGGGAACAACCATCAATCCTGTTTACAAATAGGTCCTGGATACGGACATCTTACATTGCATCTTAGACCATGGAGAAGAATCTTTATATTAGATGTGCTTATTAATGTTTTTAGCAAAATTAAAAAGAAATTCAATCCCAAACATCATTTGTTTTTAAAATTTTTTACAACAGAAAGAACTGCCTGTGACGATATACCTAACAACAGTATGGCATTTGTGTTCAGTTGGGACACTTTTCCTTTTTTTACATTAAAACACATTGACGAGTATCTTAATGATATACATAGAGTGATGCTACCTGGTGGTTATGGGTTTATACACTATGCTGACTGTAACCAAGAAGCTGATCTTCATGAAGCCAATCGAGGCTACTGGAATTTTAATACTAAAGAAGAATTTTCTAAATTATTGGTAAAAAATAAATTTGAAATACTCGAAATGTCACAATTTAAACCACTTGCTAATTATGTTATTTTTAAAAAACCCGGTAAAGAAAATGTTGTTGTATATAAGTCTTTTGAAATACCAGTACAAAAATAATATTATAGGTTGATTCAATTCTAAATATCCTATATAATAAAAACATTATGATAGACATCTTAAAAGACATAGTTAAACATACACACGGACTAGGATTCTTGGATCTTGTTAAAATTACTGGCGACGATAAAGAAACATCGATTGATAGTATGGCAGAAGACAGGTCTGTAATCTTACAAGGGTCTTTTCACAAGCCACAAACGGAAATGTCTGGTACGTTTGGAATGCCTCAATTGAATAAATTAGATATTCATTTGAAGTGTCCAGAATACAAAGACAAGGCAAACATAACTGTACTATCCGGTGAGAGAGCCGGTGCAACAGTTCCTACAGGAATCCATTTCGAGAATGAAAAGGGTGACTTCAAGAACGACTACAGGTTTATGAATGCAGAGATAATCAACGAGAAACTTAAGACTGTAAAATTCAAGGGTGTTAAGTGGGACGTTGAGATCGAACCAAGTATGGCAAGTGTGCAAAGATTCAACTTTCAGGCAACTGCAAACACAGAACACAACTCATTCGTTGTTAGAACCCAGGATGGGAATTTGATTTTCACTTTTGGTGACCAGGCATCGCATGGTGGTG